GCATAAGGTATACCGGACATTGTACCCCGGCACTCTGATACGCATTAACAGCTTTTTCAACTTCTGCAAAGTCATCTTGAGTAGCGACAACAAACTTAAGATACATGTCACTACCGTTAACACTGTTATACTGACTAGCAATATCAGGCTTAATAGCAGTTTCCCAAGGTTCTCCGCTAACACTAAGTTTTGGGGAACAACTCCAAGTGACTGTAAATCTATCTTGAGATTCGAGATACTCGTAGAAATCATCTTTGAGCACTTGTGTAGTATTTGTTTCAAATGTAACATTTTTTAAATCCTGCATACGTGGATGTTCGAATAGCTCTACGTAAAGCCGTTGCCACGCTAACAACGGTTCACCGCCTGTCATAATCAAATGGACATCTTGACCATTATCTTGTACCCACTTACCATTTGGAGTGAGTGAAAGCAAATGTTCAACTACTTCGTCTACAGTTGCTTGTCTATTAAAGTGTTTAAACTCAGGATAGATACTTGCATACGTATCACATCCTGTGTGTATAATAGGTAAGTCTTCAAACTTTTCTGTAGTCTTATGCACATCTTTAGCAATTAGATCTGCTACTTCTTGATTGTATCGCTGTCCTTCTGCATGTAACTCTGTGCGATTCTTTTTAGTATCTACACCAAAGTTCATACAACGGAAGTTACAACCGAAGGTTCGTAGGAATACACTAGGTACTCCTACAAATTTGCCTTCGCCTTGTACGCTATAAAACGCTTCTGAATATCTTAGTTTCATTGCTGGCTTTCTGCTAACTGCTTCATAAGATGGATAACCTTTTTCATATACTGGCGCCTCCATTAACAGCTAAACTCCTGTTGTAGTTTAATGTTGTCAAAGAACTCTTTCTTTGTACCTGCGTCATCTTTAAATGCACCACGCAGTACTGTAGTTTGTGTTAAACTACTGTGCGCCATAATGCCGCGATTCTCACAACAACCGTGTGTTGCTTGAATGTACACACCTAAGTGTTCTGCACTAGTTGCTTTTGCAATCTCACGTGCAATATCATTTGCAAGTTCTTCTTGTAGTGTTCCACGTCTAGCACACCACTGTGCAATACGTGTGTATTTGCTAAGTCCAATTAGTTTGTCTGCGGCAATAATACCAATGTATGCAATACCTGCCACTGGCTGGTGATGATGCGAACACATGCTCTTTAGTTCTGAACGTACAACTAACATACCTTCATAACGTTCTTCTGAATCATTAGGAAATGCTGTTGCTGTTGGCGGGGTGTCATATCTTCCTGCCATTAATTCATTGTAGTACATTTTAGCAAGACGCCGTGCTGTACCTTTAGAATTAGGATCATTATGACGGTCGATTAAAAGTGTGTCTAATACACCCTCAAATGCTTCTGTAGCTTCGTCGATTAACTTTTCTTTATCGCCTTTTTGCATGACATAAGAAATGTTATCTCCTGCCCAGTAACGTATACCTTCTTCTTGAAGGCGGTGTAGTAATGCTTTGTGTAATGCCATATTTTTTTATCTCCGATGTTTAGGCAGTGGATTGCCGTGTATACCATAATTCACTTACAGTATACACTTATTTAGATAATTTGTCAAGGTTATTCAGCAAAATATTTGTCGAGCATTTCTACTCTATCTTCCGCAGCTGCCATTTTATCAAGTTCTTCTTGAATAGCTTCTACAATATCAGCATGTTCACCAATACCTACACTATGATTCATATAAACCATAATATTAGTTTTTGCTCTTTCGAGCTCGCCCATGGCATGCATTTTACATGCATGAACAAATTGTTGACCTAAGTCAAACGATAGTCCGTTCTGTTCTTCTTCCATAATAGTTCCTTTCTAAAATAGTTAATTATTTTTAATATTCAGCTACGTTTTCCCAAGGGTAAACTAGCCAAACATCTTCTTCTGCTTTGTTAATTTCGTGACAAGTATAACGTACTTTATCAAAATCACTTGCTAGGTTTTCTGTTAGTGTAGCAAAGCGAACATTGTTATTCCATACTGTGTTCCAGCTTTCTTCGTTAGGTAAACAACTTGCAGGCCAATCTTGTTTAATCCAGTTAAACGTAGCACCTGTATCATTGATGTCATCTACAATAAGAATATTTTTTCTGCTAATAGGAAGATTTAAAATAGGTTCTCCTGCACTAGCACTAATGTCTGCATTGTGTTCTAAAATTTTAAAGTGTTCATATCCAAATGCATCTTCAGCCATCCAACAGTTGCTTTCACTTTCACTGTCGTCATCACGCAGACTAACCTTTAATGCTTCGCAACGTATACCGGTCATATTTGAAATAATAGTTGCAGGTACATTGCCGCCTCTTGTAATACCTACAATGTAATCAGGCTTCCAGTTGTCTTTATACATTTGATTTACAATACTAAAACACATGCGTTCTACATCTTGCCATGAGTAATAATGTTTCTTAATCATTCTCGTAGTTTCCTTTATAATCTTGGTCTACCATTTTATAGATTGTTTTAAAATTCTCATATGCTTTTGCAAGAGCAGGGTAGTGTATACACATGTTTTGTACTCTTTCAAGCTCGGGCATAGTGTCTTCAAATTCTACACTAGTAATAGTAATGCTTGAAAAATCAAACTCATCATCGAGACTAACTGTATAATTAGTGTCGACGCTCACTGTGTCTATACTAGAACTAAGTGTTATTGTCGACATATTGTTGTCTATGTATAAGTCTTCTGTGCCTAATGTAAGACCTGAAATATCGATAGTAACCGTATCGTCTTTATTCGCCATCTCTTATAATCCTATACAATTTTTTACCACTAAAAAATTCCTTATTTAATTTTGTTACTTGCTTGTTGATACTTGGTAGTAAATCTTCGTAGTGTTCCATATAATTTACTATTTGTTCAATAACTTTGCCTTTATTATGCAAGTATGCATCGTAATCTTCAGTCCATGCACTTGGATATTTAAATTCAGGCAATGCCATTTCACTGTAACTAAGCCTATCAGGAACCATAGGAATAGCATTTACTAGTGCGCCTTCATACCAACTAATACCTAGTGTTTCTTGTAAGTTAGCACTAAACACTAGTTTAGCTTCTCCTAGCAAATTATGATAATCATTTTTACTTAATTGTTGTTCTTGACATACTATAAACTCATATTGCGGTAATGCACTTGAAAGATCACGGAATATTTCAACTTGCTTTTCAGGAGCAACTCTATGTGGGAATAGTATTAAGTCACGCTTTTCCATTCCTTTATATTGCTCTAGACTATCTTTTAAATATTCCATAGGCCAGCCAACTCGATGTGATGTACTTTCTTTCATATCAAGACTTTGATCGAACAGCTTGATATGAAAGTCTGTTGCAAAGAAATTGTCGTCATAACACGCATACATTGATTGCTCTGCATGACGTACCCAAGGTTTATCACCTATAAGCCGTCCAAGAAAGTCTTGAGGATCATAGCTACCAGCATGCCATAGACCGCCGATGCTAATATCAACGTCCAAAAGTTCTGCCATATAACGTAACTGAATAACAGTAGGGTTCCAAGCATCAGTATATAAGAAGTAATCTCCATCCTCAATCTGTCCTTTACAAAACATTTCACCTATGGTTTCTAACTGTTTACTTTTGTAAACATTAGTACCACCGAAATTGAGAAATGCCCCAGGCGTAGTAGCCTGAGGCGTTTCACCACCGCTTATAACTTTTACTTCTTCATTTGTAGCTCGTTGCAATTGCTTAGGAAGATAGTCTTTCCATTGCTTAGTATAACGTGTATCAACTGCTTCGATATCTACAAGATAGATAGTCATTAGTTTCTCCGATTATTAAAATTCCTACCTGCATTGCGGGCTTTAGCACGAAGCCAACCTTGGTGCTTATTATATGCAATCCAAACAGGAGCATCTTTACTGTAAAGATCTTTTTCATTAAAAACTTTACCTTCAAAACGACAAAAGTCGCGGAACTTATCCAAGTCGTCAAAAACTCTACGAACAACAGGATCTTTAATTGACATTTACCTATTCCTTCTTACTATGGGTAAACAATTTGACAGCCATTTTCGCCATCTTCGGCGACATCAATAACAACAAAGCGGCTGGGATACTTTGCGTTAATCTGTAAATACAAGTCATCTGCAATCATTTCGCATGACTTGTGATTAAGTTCAAGAGTCTTATCATCATACAAACTTTCCAACCAACGCTTAAACTGGATAAACTCAATGTCTCGATCGTTGTGTGTTACTTGAATTTGTACTTTGAAATGAAAGATGTGTCGATGTGCTACACCTAAAAAGCTAACATCGTCCCATCCGCCTGTTGCTAGTGCTGGATCGTCTTTCGCAGCAGGATACAAATGGATGCCTTCTTTTCTAAAAGTTACCCAAATGCTACGTTTAGCATTATTTAATGCACTGCTTTGTGCCATTTTAGCATCTTCCTCTCTTGATCTACGCATCATATAGTCGTAGTATGGTTCATTTACTGTATTCATTATACTATCACTTTAGAACTTTGTCAAGGCCATATTTGCTCCAATCCGTAAATTTATTACGGTCCATCAAATCATGCAGGCTATGACACCAGACACCTGGGTTTGTTGCCTTAAAATCTACATCATCTATCTTCAACATAGTGTTGTAGTTCCACAGTTTTGCATAAGGCAATGGAATGCGTAGTTGTGGGATAAAGTTGTCATATTCAATTAATCCTGATTCTAAAAATGCTTCTGCAAGTGTAATAGGAATATCTAAACTACACAGTTTGCCAGCAGTTAGAAATGCTGTGATCATATTTTCCCAAGGTGTCCATTCATCAGCATCTTTAGGAAAGTTTGTTCCTGGATTAAAACTATGATTAGCACCAAAAAAGATGTGTTCGCATTGTTCTTCATCGTAATGCTTTTGAATAACATCACAAGGTTGTACACCTGTAACAAACAATGTTTTCATTCCATATGCAGGAGTCTTTTCAACTTCTACGCCTGTAAAAAATATCGGTGTATCACTTACACCACTTTCATAATCACGTTTCATATTAGTCTCCAAAGTCAAATAATTTTGATCTATCTGCATGTGCTATATGTTCCATCTTATCCATAATACCTGGTGTAATACGGAACTGATAATAACCATTGTTTTGCATTTCTAAGTAAGCCCATTTATCTACGCCACGAATATAGTCTAACAAATCGCCTTGGTGAAGAACGCCTCGACAATGTTGCCATGCTTGTTCTAACTTTTTTTGAATTGTATCGCAAGTAAAGTCATACAACCGTGCGCTTACAACAACATTATCACCTGTAAGCTCATTTACTTTATGATATATTCTCAGTTGACGTTGTACTTTATCACGGATATTACTTTTGTGCCATTGAGTATGTAGAATATCTTGTGGTAACATTGCGCCTACTGTGTGTCCGCTAGTACTACCCCATTTACGGGTTTTTAGTTCAGCGCCAACTTCTGGCAAGTCAATACCTTTTCCTCTGTTTACTGTCCATCCCAAGCTCTCAAGTTTGTCTTCTGCCCATAAACCGATATTACCATCACGTTCTTCCATAGGAATAATAGTGCCGGGTTCAATTATGTTTTTTAGTCCGGTTAACTTTAACGTCATTATAGTTCCTTTAATTCTGTTTCTAGTCTGTGTATTTCATCCTTAAGCCAAAGTTTCTTAGTTTTCAAAACATTAATTTCATGATCATCTACAAAACTATTATACAACAATTTTATTTCTTCGTCAAGTTTTCTATGCTTTTTATATAATTCTTGTAAATGTACAGCAAGTTTATCATGTTGATCTGTATAATCACTCATCCAAATAGCTCTCCAAATTTAGTTTGTGCGTTTACTGTTTTCTTTCCGATAGCACCTCTTGTACCTGGTATGCTCATCCAAAATTTTGAATATTCATCAATTCTTTTTAGTGCATCGTCTTTGTTTTTAATAGAAAATATATCTTCAATGACATCTCTAAAATAAAGTCTGTCATGTTTTTCTTGTACAAGCATTCTAGGCACAATACCGTTGTCGTATTGTCTATTAGCTTCTTGTACAGCATTAATATGACTCCATACATTGTGACCCATTTGAATAGCATAACTAAAACTATCCCATGATGTCTTTCCTTCTTTGCCTATTTTATTTAGGTCTCCGGGAGCATATGTACAAACGTCTGATACTTTGAGTCCGGTAGTAATCGGACTGTCTTCAAAGTTTTTAAATATCCCATCTTGTATAACAGCATCTCTAAATCCACGGTTGTCTGTAGCATATTTTTTATCGTCAACGCTCGGCACCATTCGATATGTCCATTTCGAACGATCCTCTGTTTCGTTCTGTATGTATATCTGTCCGTTAGCGGTTGCGAGGAAAGGACTAGCACAGTCAAAGGTAATAGTAAAGTTTTCATTGTAATTCTTTCGTACTGCACGTTGAACATCTGTTAACAATGTAGCCCATTCTAGTTTAGAAGTACCTAGGAAGTGCATTACATCGTGTACGCCCTTTTGTAATAGGTTATCAAAGTATAGTGTAACTATGCGTTTGAGTACCAAGTGTACATCACACATATTCTGACCACCCATTGACCACCCGTTAAAGTGATTGTCTGGATACTTAACTGGATCGCAATAGTCTTTCATTTGCTCATACCAGTCATCAGCGTCTCCATGATTCTCACCTTGCAATACGTTAAGGAACTTACAAGCACCTGTTCTATGCTTCATCCAATATTCGTTATTGTATTTTGTTGCTTCAACAGCATCTTGATATTCACTAATACCTGTTGCCAATGCTCCAGCAGGAGAGCGTGATACCCATGCTGGAATATCAAGGATCATTCCGTAGTCTGCATAAGCATCCATCCATCTTAAGACAGCATCACGTTTCTTTTGCGCCATATCTAATCTAGATTGATATTCCTTTACAAGATCAACTGTAACAGTTTTTGTTACTTCTTTGCCGTTCTTGTCTGTAGTAGTTACAACACGTTCTTCTGTACCACGTGCTACACAGTCTGCCATCTTGTCTTTAACAAACTGACTAGTAGGATCTTTCCACTCGCCTTCCCAAACACCTTTACCGATTTGGAAGCCGCCTGAGTCACCTAGTAACCAAGAGTTTTCTCTATCTCTATTACGAATCATATCTTCTTTAGGTACATGCTTAGTTGTATCTAAGTCAGCGTGACCTGCAGAGTAGAGCGTCCACTTGTATGTGAACGCTCCTTCTTTGGAGTTAAGATAATTAAGACTTTCTATACCATTAACAAAATTGCTAGGGATTCGTGACTTATCCACATACTCGTCGTATCGTTGTTTACCTACATAAGTAGCGTAAAAGCCACTTAGCGCAGGCAGAAAAACAGCATAGTCATTTTGTGTTGCAGTTAAGTCTTTTTTCATTTATTGTTGTTCCAATTGTATTTCATATTTAGATTTAAAATACTCGTGAGTTGTATATGCCGCAGTAGCGTAACCAGCAGCAAAGATAAGCAAATAAATTACAGTTGTTTTTAGATTTGTTTTCCAACCGCCTTTGCCATTGTTCTTTTTGTATGCTTTATACATCCACCAGAACCCTGCAATAGTTAGTACAACACTTAATGCAATAACCCAAGGTTCGTTTGCCAATGCAGCACCAGAAGCACCGAATATTAAAAATAGTAATCCGTTTATATAACAAGCTGGGCACATATTACTTACTCTGCGCTGGCAGGATATAGTCATACTTTGCCATACCACTGTCTACCGAAATCATCATAGCACCTTGATCTGAAATGCTCATTGTTAAGTCACCATCTAAGTTAAGAATAGACTGGACTTGTGCTACTGGCCAACTCCAAGTATGTGCAAGAGTGCCTTCGATGCCTTTTTCAAAATCAAATTCACCTGCGTGTGTGCTTGCATCACCAAAGCTAAACACTAAGTTACTATCTTTAGTGCTTACATTAAACGTAGGCTCTTCTGAATGAGCTGCTGCCATAAGTTTCATACGTGAAATAGCAGCCATACTAGGAGTAAATGTAACACCCCAGTTAGCACCTTTAAACTTAACTGTTTTAAGTTTTTCTTCGATAATCTGCTTGTTCATAAAGCGATAGTCGTTTTGAAAGTCGCCTGCTGCATTTTCAAAGTGAATGTGTGTTGGAACAGTTTCACCGTTGCGTTCAGCTTCAATAACGTCAATCTTAGCATTGTCTTTGTATTCTGGATTCTTTAAATGCAATGCAAGTTTATCTAAGTTAGGCATACCAAATGTACCTTTAAACTCAGCTACTGGTGAATGTGTTTCTGCACTAAGAATAACACTGCGGTCTTCAGCCATGCTATCAATTGCAGTGTTTTCATCATTGCTTATCTTTACTAGACTAAGAAAGCCTAGTGAGTGAGTGTGTGCAACGATGTCTTGTAAAATGTCTTTCATACGGTTTCTCCTATTTCAAGTTTTATTATATTGCCTTTGTCGTCATTTGTCAAGTAGTTTTCTATAGAGTATTTAGGTTTAAATCCTAAGGTCTTAATTTTTTCCATATTAGCACAAGTCCAACTCCGTTCATTCGGGGTATTTAGACGAACAGGTAAGTCTGGTGCAAAGTCTTGAACTCTAAAAGGAGTTCCTGTGCCTATATCAATTATGCCTGTATACTTGCTGTTCATACATAATTCAATTGCATCGCATAAATCTTCTATATGTATGAAGTCTCTGTAGTGTCGTGTTACATATTCTAACTTATTGTTAATCAATTTATCCAAAAACATTCCTTTTCGTGGAGTGTCAGAATAAACTGTATGAAAGCGCATACCTAATGTGTTTGGATACCGTTCAGCTGCTTCTTCGACGCAGAACTTAGACGCTGCATAAGGGTTCAAATCGGGCTCGTACGCACTCGAACTACTTGCATATAGTATACGTGCATCAGGATACCGTGCAAATAGTCGTTTACTTACTTCTACGTTATTACGCCAATAACCTGCAGGATCATCTATACTTTCACGTACTCCACTTTTTCCAGCTAAGTGTATAATTAAGTCAAAGTTTTCGTTTAGATCACAATTTATTAAGTCTTGGTTATTATTATATTTGTCTCTATCCCAACCATCTTCTAAATCAATACCTACTACAGCATTTTCTTTTGTAAGTCGTGATAATAAATGGCTTCCTATAAAGCCTTTATGACCTGTTAACAAAATTTTCATTTAAAATCTCCCAAGTTTCTCTCCAGTCAGTAACTTTATAGAAAGTGCCTCTATTTTGATCTACTATTGCATTAGCAATTGACCAGTCATTACCACCTGGAAAAATTGCATCTCCAAAGAAATACAAATTATCCTTTTCGTCAAAATCTTTAATTATTTGACTTTTGTCAGCACCCTTTGGTGCAATGTCTATTCCTGTTTCACCACCCACTGTAGCCTGCATGTTACTAAATCTATGTTCAAACAAGTCTGCTATAGTTTGACGTTCGTTGTTTTCTTGATCGTATTCTACATACATCTTACGTTCACTCATTGTAGCACCTCTGCCAACAATACTAAAATTTACCATACCATTACGCTGTTCAACATGTTGTCCTGTACGTAGTACAAAGCGACTTTCTTCGAGTTTTTCTTCTAACCAAGATAGTTGATCTCTAGGCATATTCCAATTTGATGATCTTACAGACTTATTAGCTTCCCATACTTCACTACCGGAACAGTTGTATACACGTTTGGCCATGCCATAAATTACGTTGCCTATTTGTTCAACTGTTTTAGGTTTGTCACTACCTGTAACAAGATAAACATCATGCAGTGTACAAAAGTCAAAGAAGAACTGTGAAAACTTTTCGTCCATCTTTCCTCGACTTGGTGTTAGTGTTCCGTCTACATCAAATATAAATTTATTCATTACAGACTCTTTTTCTTAAATCACTTGAACTAAAGCGATGCTCACGTTTGTTAAAATACAGATCTATTCCTCGTTTGTTACAAATTGCTCTACCTGTAAACGTTTTGTCGCGATATTCTTCTCCTAGTATGCGTACTGCAATCGGGTACATACTAAGGATGTCTTCTAGATCAGCTTCAGTACCATACGGAATAATTTCATCTACATACTCAACACCTTTTAACTGGGTGTAGCGTTCAACTACAGTTTGCACCGGTGCGTTCTTTTCCGTTCTGTCAACACTTGGATCAACCTGTAATCCACAGATAAGATAATCACATTGTTCTTTTGCTTCACGTAGCATAATAATATGTCCTGCATGTAACAAATCAAATGTTGAACAAGTAAACCCTACTTTCATACTAATCTCCAAATTCAAATAAACTAGAAAAGGTTGTATGTTGTTTAGTATCTTCTAATGGGTAGTTAAGCACGCCAATCAAGTTGTCTAGTTTGTTGTCAATAATAGTTTCTGCCATCGCTGTGTCATCAAACGGAAGTTCTTTGAACCAGTCTGGCAAACGTAGTTCGTCTGTTGGATATGCAACACTTGTATATCCCAGCGGATTCTGTTTTAGTTTGCAAACAATAACTTTCATACCGTCTACAACCTCTTGTGAGTACTTGTCGCCATTCATACGTTTAAGTGTATTCCAGTTAATACTTGCTCTTACGTGTCCGGGCATATTTGCTTTGCCTTGCTTTTCTTCTAGTCGCTGATAGTGTCCAATCTTATTTGCACGTTTAGGCGAACCTTTCTCCCAACCCGGACGATCACTAAACTCTTTACGGAATACAGTAATGCGTTCTAGTATTTCTTCCTGTGGAACATCAGTTAGCACCATAAGCAAAATTTCACTTAGGAATTCCTGCATAAACACAGGAGTATCTGATCTACGCAAGTCCAAGCCCATTGCTTTTACTTTACCTGGCTTGCCATCTGTGTCGCTTCTAAAGCCTTCAATGTCGTACACAAGTGCTGCGTAACGCTTCTTAGTAATATATAAGCCAGACTCTGCAACAATTTCTCTTGCTGCTGCAATAACGTCTGAGCGGCTCTTAGGACAATGAAATGCTCGCATCATAAAGTCTGGAAACGTTGTATTTGCTGCTTCGCATACTTGATCATACAGTGTAATTACATTATCTTTGTCATATGCTTAACAATAGTACGCCCTGTTAATGTTGTACTCTGTCCAATACGTTTATCAAAGAATCTACAACCTGGATTAAGAATAGCACCATACAAACTGTTCAAGTTAATCTTCTTAACAAGCTGACGTTTATCCCAGTATTCAATCTCTGCGGCGTTGCCTGCGTCTTTTGCTTTCTTTAGCATCTTCTGCAAGTCTTTACGTTCACTGTACCAGCGTTTTAAGATACCTGGAATAACGCCTTCAAACTCTGTTGTAAAGATAGTACCGTTTGAACTTAACATCCACGGTTGTTGACTATCAAAAATAACTTTGTATATTTCTGCGCCTGACAATACATCACTACCGCCGTTTTCCCAGTCAACTGTAAGAGAAATGTCCTTACGTTGATCCATGACTGCTTCGTATTCTTCTGTACTAAAGCGTCCTTCCCAACTACCTGCAAAGGATTTCTTTTTAAGTGTCATATCTTCATGTACACGACTGTCTGAAATTTCTGGACGTATTTGACCTATGATAGTTTCTGGTGCCATATTCAATGCACGAATTACACTAGGATACAGACTGTTTAAATCCATCGAGCCTATCCACTTGTGCAAGCCCTTTTTTGGAAATGCTACGTATGCACCAGCAGCCTGTGTATTTTCATCATCACGCTGTTTACGGTTAGGTACTTGTAGTCCTCTATGATGTGCTTCATTTACGATCGCTTGTTCTGTAACCGCAACAGCGCCCATAGTGGTCTGTAGCAAAACAGTATTTGCATGTGCAAGTTCATTACTAAGATCAATAAATCTTAGTTTTTTGTCCAGCTTGTCCAGTAGTGCGGTATCTTGTATGTTGTATTCGATGAACTTTCTAAAGTCATTGTTGTACAATGCGTCCAAAGTGCCTTCATAAGGGACTTTGTTTTCGCCAACTTCAATTTCGCCAATGGCATCAAGTCTATAGCTATGTCTTTCTTCATATGTATATTTACGATATAAATTCAAACTATCTAAATGCACTCTGCCTATTAGGTCAAAGGTAACAGCTGATTTACCATACTTTTCGTATTCACGTTTCTTAGGAAGTTGCCCCCACAAACAAAAACGTCTTGTGTCATCTTTGCTTAGTACACGACTAGTTCTGTTTACAGTATACGGAATATCATAACCTTCGCTGTTCCAACCTGATAAAATGTCAGCGTCTTCGATTAGAGTTAAGAAGGTATCAATCATATCACCTTCTTTTTCAAACAACATTACATTGTCAATACCTTCAAGTGTTTTCTTAGCTTCGTCCATTGTAAGCGTCTTAGGCGGAACTGCTAAACAAATCATTGTTTCTAACCACTGTAAGTATACACTTATAGAGGTGATTGGCATAAACGGATCTGCAGGATCAGCAAACCCACGCTCTGGATCAAAGTCAGTCTCAATATCAAAGAACGCAATGTTTAGTTTAGGTGCGTCTTGATTGAGATAGTTTTCACTCAGTGATTGGAATATAGGATTAATGTCGCTTTCAAAAAGATCTTTGCCCTTATTAATAGCAACTTCTTTGCGAAAGTCTTTTGTGTTTTTGCAAACAATGCGTGTAAGGGGATCCCCATACACACTCTTGTACTTACCTCTAGGGTCTTTAAAATAAAATGTATATTTTGCTTGATATTCGCGGTAAGTTCTTTTACCGTCTTTGCGTTCTACTACACGAATAATATCTTGATCTCTGTCAAAATGTGCGTCTACGTAACTCATATGTCTCCTTTGTTGCTTATGGCCAACTAACCTTCATACTTGCTCTTAAGTGAGCGACTCTTAGTGTTATTATACTATAGATTGACGATACTGTCAACCTCGGCCTGATCTTTATTGTATTCATTTAAAAAATATGCATCTGCGTTCTGAGCTTTATCGTCAATCCAAATATCATAATGTGGTTTGCCTACCCTAGCAGTTGTATATTTTACACCCCAACTCGCAAGTTGCTTTTCTGTGTCCTCTTGATAGTCAATTCCTGACTGAGCACCTCTTGCAGTATAGTAATGTATTTCATGTCCTTTTTCGTAAAGGTCGTTAAAGTGTGCAATACGGTCTTCAAACGGTTGACTTAGATTGTAAGGTCTTCCTATTTCTTGGTCACATATTGTACCATCAATGTCAATGTAGTAAATCATAATATATCCTATAAAAATAATTGTATCATTGCAATAGTATTCATTATTACAAACCAAGCACAAAGAACAATAGCAAATCCTGCTCGTCTAATAATAGTGCTGATTACACCTAATATACTACCTAATAGATACAATGGAATAAAAATTTTAGTTGCGGGATCTAAAACAGTGTATGTCAAAATAGCACTAGCGGATATTAGCAACACAGCTTCAATAAGCTCGCAATAAAATGCAAAAGGAGAGAGTCTATAACTTTCCTTAAAAAAGTTAATTATTGCCCTCACTTATCATAACCTAGTGTAGCAACTAATGTTTCTAAATCTTCGTATGCATCTTGGTGTGCATCCCAGTCACGTTTTTGCGCAACTTTAATTGCTTTGTTAATCAAACTAGGTTTTAGATCTAGCTCTTCTGCGACTGCTTTTACAGTGTCTTTTAGTCCTGCTTGTACATCTTCTACTTCTTGTAGTACTGTTACACCTTCTTTAACAAGTCGTTCTAATTTGGCTTTTTCTTCTGCGCCATAGGTACGGTCACTCATATACACTCTCCTTAGTTTTGTTTATTATACATGTTATTTAGGTAGTTGTCAAGAAAAATCACGGCAAAGGCCGTGATTATCATTAAATTTATTTTTTATTATTTTTTCTTTTGTAACCTGTCGCCGGCTTTTTTTGCTCGAGCCGCCTTGTCCATATTGTCGTGATAGTAATCTGACTTCATTTGCCCAATCTCATCAGGCGTTTTTCCGCTTGTGTCTATTCCCGACTTATCGAAATTTGCAAGGTCTGCTTTTTTATATTGTTTCTTGAGCTTTTGCTTCATCATCGTTTTACCGAGACCCTTAAAAGGACCTTCTGATAACTCTTTATTACGTGCTTCTGCTAATTTTGCATGTAGCTCATCTTTGTAAGGATGTGCCTTTGTTTCTAAATTAATTTTAGGCTCTGGCATTTCCCCTTCAGAGGCTTCTTCGTAATCCATATGGTGATACACACTTCCTATATCATTAGCTGCTTTAGTAATTTTACTTTGAACCCATCCTTCGAGTCCTTCTGCTTCACTTACACCTTTTAGCATGTCATGTAGTTTAATGCTATACTTTGCTAACTTGTATAGTTCCGCACGAGCCATTTGTACTTCATGGTCTGCCTCAGCACGGTGGGCCATATCACCTAATTGACCTTCGTTTACATCTTTCATATCACTTTCCCGTTTTATAGGTTTGTATGCTTTACCTTGTTTTAATGCATCAATATACATTTTAAAAGCACTATTGTTATTTATCTGTCCGCCTTGCCATCCACCAGGCATTTTCTTTACCCAACTTTGACCAGCCCATTGCCACATAATTCCTTTTTGATCTTTAAATCCTGTGCCAGCTGGTATTTCTTTAACACTTTTAGGAATTACCATTTGTGGATCAACCTTTACAGGAGCTACAGGGATCGGTGTCCAATCAACCTTGCCACCTTTTTCATCATCCTTCCCATATGTATCAGGGTCAAGAGCTTTTTTAATTCCGCGATTAAGCATATTAGGGCTTGCTTTTCCTGCTTGGAAACCTTTAGCAAATCCACGACCTAAACTTTTA